CTGCACCGTATCCGTCACCAGCAGTCAAACGCAGCCGAGGTTGTGAATGACTATTTGGAGTGATTATGAAACTAACAAAAAAATGGAAAATGCTTTTAGGAACATTTTCTACCATGCCTTTTGCGGTGGCTTTACTCATAGGGTTTGCAGCCCCAGCAGTAGCCCCAAGTAAGGCAGAAGCACAAACGCTAGTGTTAAAGAAGTATGAAAACTATACCAAGTTTCAACCAAAGGAACTTGTGACAATGCTTGAGGCCGTAGGGTTTCAAGGTCAAGGTTTGAAATACGCATGGGCAGTAGCGATGAAAGAATCACACGGGAACGCTCTCAGTTATAACGGAAATGTGAACACAGGAGACCACTCCTATGGATTGTTCCAAATTAACATGATTGGTTCATTGGCTGAAGTAAGACGAGCCAAATTAGGTTTAGCATACAACGCTGAACTGCTTAACCCTGTGAAGAATGCTAAGGCTGCTTATTTTATGAGCGGTCGTGGCAAAGATTGGAGTGCATGGAAAGGCACACAGCAGAAAGTCGTACAAGACTGGCTTGCTAAGTACCCATACAAGGCGCACACTCAGGCGAAGAAAGCCATAGCAAAAGCAAAGGCAAAGACAAAGCCTATGCAAAAGCCAAAGCAATAGCAGAAGGCAAGAAGAAAGCCCCTAGCCATAAAGGTTAGGGGCTTTCTTCTTTAGTAATTACTGATTGTCTTTAATCAACTTAACTTCACAAGCATCCGTGGTGCAGTAAGCCTCACCAATAGCGTCAGAAGCCATACCAGCATAAACACCCGCAAGGTCAATTGGGAACAACTTCATAGTTCCTTCTTTCTCGTACTCTTCTTCAGTAATCTGGGTGTAAGGCATCTGTGGATAAACCATGTTACCCATAGGTAAGAAACTAATCGTCTTTAACTGTCCGTCATACATATGTAAGACTGACTCAATAGACTCTGCTTCCTTCTCAGCGTCAAAAGTTACTGTTACTGAGACTGAGTTATCTGACCAGTATCTCTGAGCTGCAGCTGCAAGAGCAACCTTTTCATAAATTGAAACTTCTTTTTCGGCTCTTTTTGCATCTGTCTTTACCGGAAAGAATACAACACTCGTAGTTTCGGGCGATTCTGCTGCAGGTTCTACACGATAGTTAGCCATCTTAAAAAGCGGAAGCATAGGGTCATTGTTTGCAAAACGGATTGCTCTGTTAAAGAACTTTCCACCTGAAGCCCAGTGAACCCCTGGAGATTCACCAGCAAGAATAGAAACTGTGCCTGAAGGCTTAACAGTAGTCGTCTTTATGGACTCACGAATACCTAACCACTCTGAGTAGTTGATGTCATAGTTCTTTATGACCTTATAACCTTCATCCATCCATGTGCGAAGCACAGACCAACCATTATTATCTGCAAAGTTTGCTACACCAGAGATTGAAGTTCCAATACGACGGTTGCGTTGCATGATGGCGTTGGTCTCTTGCCAATGTGTAGGAATAAGAGTTACAGTCTTGGCATAAAGATAAGCAAACTTCAATGTTCTTTTGAAGTCCTCAAGGTTTTCATGGCGATTCAAATAAGTTTCAACCAAAGTACAACACTCGTAAGATTCAAGAGACTGTTCGGCACAAGGGTTGTACCCAGCAATACGCCAGTCTTTGTTGTTGATTGGGTCAGCCAACCGACCGTATTGACGAGAAACATCCATCCAAATAACGCCAGGCTCACCATTAAGAGCAATGCCGTCAATGATTGGAGTAAGGTTTTGACCTACTGCTACTTCAACAGAGTTGTTAGACATCCATCCGTAAGCCATGCGGTCAGGGTTTTTTTCATAGTTCTTTAAGTTAAGGAAACCTTCATCGTCTAAGCGGCCCATAAGCAACTCAGCACTGCGGCGTACATTTCCAGAAACAACACAGACACCAATCATGTTGCCAATATCGGCAATATCTCTACGAGTAAGTTTCTCTCCAGCTCTACCGGTAAACATAGAGACGATATGGTCGTGTAACTTCTTTAAGGGTTCGTGTCCTGCGGCTGTTCCACCAAAGGTTTTGATTGGTACCCCTGCTGGGCGGATTTCTTGGTAGCCAAATAATGGAGTCTTCGTATCTGGCTTGAGGTAAGAATTGAGGAGGGCGGCTGTTGATTCAACCCAGCCTTCTCGGGTATCTGGGATGATGTATTCATAACTTTCTTTTGGCTCATAGATATTAAAGTCCTTGTCTGCTCCTTTGTCATCAAAGCCAACGCCCACTCCAAGCATTGAGGCTTCCATGAGGAAAGCGAATGGTTTTGCTGGGTCGGTTTTAGTCATTGACCCCGTTGAAACAAAAGCACAATTTTGTAGGGCTGCTGAGTTACGTTGTTCATTGACAAGAGGTGTACCCATAACCCAAAGACCTCGTCCAGGCGGAGTCCACTTTAAGTTAAAAAGACGGTCAAAAGCTTCTTTAGCCGAGGCTGCTGCTTTAGCATCTGACCATGGAAGGCGGTTGAGTTTAGCGTGGTCTTTCTGCAAGGAGTACATGCCATTGATGACCCTCTGGCAGACATCTACCCATGTTTCTTTAGTACCATCTGGCTTCAGACGAGAATAGGTACGGAGAAAAGTAATCTCCCCTACCGAGTTTCCCGCAGCATCTTGATACCCAAAAGGAGCCTTCTTGCCCTTATACGATTCTACGAATTCTCCTGCTAGTTCAAAAGAAAACAAACCCACTTACATACCACCATTTCTATAAATGTGTAAATACCCCTCAATAGGGAGACCTATTGTGACGGGTGGAAACCTACCATGCACTTGCTAACTTTATTTACAGTTGAGGTGTGGCTTGGGTGGCTAAACTAGCATCCACCTTGCTCCACTACCCTCCCTTTACTGTTATCAGATAACTTAATCTTCTATGGAGGATTGAATAATCTTTGTAACTTGTTCTTCTTTAAGGGCTTCAGGCAATTCACGAAGAGCCTGAGCCTTGTCTCCAAAGATAGCCGAAAGCACTCCACCCGATGATTGACGGCTGGCTGTAATCTGAATAAACTCTTTATCAGAGTTCATATCATTGACTCGCTCAACCATTTTTATTAAACGGTCAACTTCTTGAGATACATTAGGGTCTGCGTATCCGCCGTTCATTTCTTCAGCAAAACGCATAAAAGCAACTCTTTGACCCTGCATTTCAATCATTGAAGTCATCAAAGCCTTTAATTGTTCTTTAGTCTTGACCTCAATTGGAAGGTTAAAAGCACAGGTATTGGAAGGCTTGAAAGCGGGACAGTTGGCGGCAACAAAGCAAGTATCACACTGCCTTAAAGAAGATTGCTGGGTTTGAACAACAGGGATGTCCATCAAAATATCTTTGCCGTTTTCATCTCTATCAACAACGGTTTTCATCTTGTACCCAAAAACAGGGAGGTTTTGAACCTCATTTGGGTCTCGCTGAATCAATTCTGAAGAAGAATTTTTCCGCACCTCAGGAGCACTGTTATCAGAAGGGTACCCTCCTAGTTCCATACCTAACCCTGTGTATAGGGTGTCACTGTTATCAGATACTTGGGGTTCTTTACCACCATCAATAATGTGAAAGTTAGGCGTTTTTTTGTCCATGGATATCTCCAACTGTAAGTATGACCAGACCGCAACTCTAGTTGCTTCTAGTGTGTTATCTTGGCTAAACCCCAAATAGTCCAGTCCAGCCTTCTCCACAATAGTCTTGTAACGAGGTCTGGCTTGGGCTTTCATGCGCTTGGGATAGCGTTTAATTTGAGTGCCATCCCAAACAATTGTTTCTCCTCGGCGCATAGGAGATAGCCATGACAATGTGCTTGCTGTGGCAAATGGTATCTGTCTGAGGTTGTCTGGCTTGGCACAAGCAAGGGCATGGTAGGAAGTGCCAAACTGTCTCTGATAACCCCTTGTAAGGGCTGCTAGGCTGGTTACAGACTCAATCTCATCGTTGGGTATGACCACGTTTTTATAAGTCTCAGACATGGCTTTAAGCGCTGGTAAACCGTACTCTTCATGCCATACAACCCAGAACTTTGGGTCATGCTCATAAAACGGTCGTTGGGCTTCTACCCAATCTTTGCCCAAAACCAATGAATCAAACTCCATGTAAGCTGAAGCTCGTTCACTGTTATTAACCAAAAACTCTTGATAATCGGCTGCTAAAGAAGTTAACTCTTCTTTTGAGAGACCTGCCTTCTCAGCTTGAGCTGCGCCGGACTCAATGATTACCTTTGTAGCTGCATCATAGTGTTCACTGATTAGCCATGTTTTAGTCTTAGGCAATCCTCTTTTGCGCAAAGTCCAATAGTTGAGTCCCATTGACTCAACTTTCTGTCCATCTAAAAGGGTGCGGTTAGAGCCCACTTCAGCACCGCTGAAGATAATTTTCATTAGTCAGACCAGAGTTCGGCTTCTTTTGGTTTCTGTGCTTGTTCTGACCTAGCCATGTTTACACGGTTAACAGATGCTTCTATATCTGACCAGCGTCTAACTTTCTTAGGTGCATCTGGACGGTTTTCAACAACAGCAAATCCTGGATGGCTAAAAAGGATTGTTGGCACTCGCTGTTCTTCAAATACCCAAGCACACATAGTAGGGTCGGCATCTACATACATTTCAATGGGTGCCCTGGAACGGGACATTGTGAACTGTCTCTTTTTTAAGTCTTCGCCTTCCAGTGCAAAAGAAAAATCAATCAAATCGTCATAGTTAATAATTCCGTGCGATTGCAACCATTGTTTAGCGTCTTCTTCTTTGCGAGAAGTCATAATGGCTACACGGTTGTTAATGTTTAGGGCGTAATAAAGTGCCACTCCTGCACGGATAGGTTCTCCTGACTCCGAACTGAGTACGCCGTCTAGTGATACGAGTATGTTCATAGTTATCCGTTAGAGTCTACGGGAGCCTTTACATCCGCTGAAGTTACGTACTTGTTGTAAGCAGCAACCCAATCTTTAGCAATAGCCTTTTGTGCATCAGCCAATGAAATCTTGGCAGAACAAATCATGTTTTTTAGTTTAGTCTCAACAACATCTTTCTTACGGGCATTGCTACCAGAGTATGGCTGAGGCCATAGGTTTTTTGGGTCAGTAGGACTACCGCCAAGTTGCAAGGAGATAAGGTGGTCTTCTTCGTAACCTGATGCTGCTGCTCCGTAGAGAGCAACAAATGATTTGTAAGTAGTTGCAAGTTGAGTTGCCTTTAACTTGTTTGTATAAGTAATTGTTGGGCGTACTTTTGAAGTCCAGTTTGCTTTGCATACGTTTTGGCTAATGTTTGCTTGATTGACTGCAGGGTTAATAACGCCAGGCGTTACTAATACGTTTGGCTTTTCCCAATCAGGCCCTGTAGTAGCAGCCATCGCTCCACCAGCAATTAATGCTAGAAAAAATCCAATTACTATCCCTTTTGTTTTCATAGTTATCCTTTTGCTCTGTATGTTGCTGCTCGTCTAATTAGGGTCTGAGTATCTGGCAGTTCAACGCCATATGTGGTTTCAGCCTGTTGCGCTTTGTATGCTGACCAGTACTCAGACAGTTTACGTAGGGCAGGTACAGTTCCGTATTTCTTTCCAGCCTGCCATCTATAGTTGTAGAAGTCTGCATAACCTTGTCCATCGGCTTTAAAAGCAAACTTACGTGCGCCATGGATGTCATCATAAAGAGCTGAGGCTTGCGTTAGAGCAGCGTGTAGTTGTGCTTCTGCATTACGACGTGCTGGGTCATTTTGTGCACCATGCACATCAGTCAATGCTTTGGTGTAACGTGTAACAATCTGTGTTGCTACTGATAAGTCACGTTTTGCGACTTCATCCCATACACGGTTTTCTGGAGCAGTGGTTTGTGCTGGGTGCACTGTCCATTCGTTATGGGTAAGGTCGTATGCTGCATATGGATTAATAGAACGTATATCTGTTGCACCTGGGTTTACATAAAACGTGACTTCAAAACCATTCCAATTTTCGGTATCTGGTTGTAAGTGGTTACGGAAATCTTCATTGAGCATACGGCTAATTTCTACATCACCAAGTCCTACATACTCTGGATGTGCTTTGCGAAATTGAATATAATTAACGCCAATCAAAACGTCTAAATCTCCTGGCTCACGAGCAGCAGACCATTGATAGGAAACTCCAGAACCTGCAATCCATACATGACACCATAAATCTGGATGCCGATAGTTCTCATTTAAAAATCCAAAAAGAAGTTGCAAGATGCCATTACGTACCCATCCCTTTATTGCTGTTCCTGAAAATAAACGAGGGTCTAGCTCTTGTTCAGGCGCAGAAAAATAGGAAGTAGGTGACCCTTGAATATGGACAGGGTTTGAGTTACTTCCTAAGTTTGTAAACATACCCTTAGTTTAAGGGCGTATCTATGCCTCTATCGCTTAAAGCATCAATAATCTTTGCTCGTTTCTCAGCATCTGGGTCTTTTGGCTGTAGAGCGTGGATAACAGTGCGTGCAATACGGTCAGCAAGAAGTTGGCTTTCAATGTCTGAAACCAATTCTTTGCTTGTTTGATAGATGTCAAAATTAGTTGCTGGACGTTGAACGTCTTTGGTGATAATTTCAGTTGCAATGCTTCCATCATCATTAATAAACACTGCATATGCTGCTTGAGTCATTAGTTCATTCCTAACAGTTTTTGTTTACGCTGGTTTACAGCAATTGATACGGGACAAAAATTACATAGGTAAGTTTTTGGCCCTGCTTCATCTTGATAACGTGCCATACCTTCTGCTTTACGTTCTTTTGCCGTATTGGGGATTAACAGTTTTTCCTTGTGCTGCCAGTCAACACAGCCTTCTTTTGGCTTGTTGTGTTGTTGGTAGCATTTCATTGCGTCTTCTAAAAACATGGAACGAGAATCGTAAAAGGTATCGTCAACCTCTGCCAATCCTTTAGAGCCTCCGCCTTTAATCTGACGAATAATTTCTTTTTTTGACTCTAGTTTTGCCCATGCTCGTAGTGGCAAAACAAACAACTTACCTTTGTGTGGCTCACCTGATGGAAAAACATGTGATTCACAAGCAATTGTTAACAAGTGGTCTTGTTCTGGGGCGCCATCATATGGCGGAAGTTCGTCCAGTGAATCGCAAACAAGACAGTACAACAACCGAAACATTGGTTCGTTGTCCATCTTTTTTTCGCCCAAAATAGGTACGTTACTCATTGTGCTCCTAGTAGTAGTC